GAACGACAGCCAACGGCACAATCGGCGGGGCTGGGCAGTTGTCCTATGTCACGTCCTATTCGGACCTGTCGTTTGCGTGCACGACATTTGCCAGAAGCGGCTCTGCAGCGGCGGCTGGTGGTACGGGTGGAACTGCCACAACGGCGGCGGGCGGTGCAGCGGGAACGGCGGCAACTATTGGCGGGTCTGGTGGCTTCATGTGCTGGGGCGTGCCAACTTTCGTTGCAGGTATTGCAGGCGGCGCAGGCGGCTCCGGCGCTGGGAACAACGCAGGCTCTGATGTCTCCATCTCAAATGGTTGTTTGATTCACGGCGGCACGGGTGGTGGTGGCTCAAGCACGGGGCAGGCGGCAGGCGGCGGCTTTAGCGGCTTTCCAAGTTTCACCGGCTTGTCAGACATAGCAGGTGGCGCTGCGGGTGGTGGTGCAGGTAATCCTGCCGTGAAATTCGGGCAACTGCCTGTGTTCTCTGGCGGCACGGGCGGCGGCTCATCGAATGCTGCCACGGGCGGCGCAGGTGGCTCCGGCTCTCGCCTCACCCCCGGCGTCGGTGGTGGTGGTGGTGGTGGTGGCGTCACGACAGGTGGTCGCGGTGGTGACGGTGGCCCCGGCCTTGTCATCATGTCTACTTGGTAGCCGCAGATGTTGGGTTTTGGCGCTCTCGGCGAATTCGCGCTGGGGCAAGCCGAGCCTTGGACACTCAAAGGCAAGCACAAGCCCAAGTTTACCCGTGAGGGCAGGGGCAAGCAGCCTCAGTACACGCTGAACGAACCAAAGCCTGCAAAGCCTGCGAAGAAAGCACGCAAGCGGGTTGAGATCGAATTGCCGAAAGGCCCGCCACCATTGCCCACGATGAACGAGGGCGTGGTGGTTTTGCTTAAAGACCACATCGCACGGATTGAAGCGCGCAAGCGCGACGAGGAAGACGCAATCACCGTCCTCCTCCTGACCAACTAGGAAGGGAAATACCATGTCACACGGATCGGGCCGTCCCACGGACCTGTCGTCTACGATTGCGGCGGGAGGTACGGCGCAGGCGCTTTGCGCGGCTGACCCCAAGCGCATGGGCTATCGCGTCCAGAACCTGTCCAGCGGAAACCTCTTCATCAACGATGTTGGTGGCACGGCAGTCAGCACGGGCACGGGGTCCAGCTTCACGCTCATTCCGGGTGCTCTCTATGAAAGCCCGCCGAACATGCGGCCCATCAACGCCATCAGCATCATCGGTGCGACGACATCCCAAGCCTTCAGCGCGGTGGAGTGGTAGGCCATGCCCCTTTATTTACCTGAGACAGTTCGTGTTCTCGGTTGCTCCGGCGCTGCCTTGTCTTTGACCGGGACGGTGAACGAAACAACGCTCGCGACTATCACCGTGCCTGCAAGGGCAATGGGTGCAAACGGGATTCTGCGTATCACCACGCTGTGGACATACACAAACAGCGTCAACAACAAAACGCTTCGCGTTGACTTTGGCGGGACAGATTTCCTGTCAAACATCGCAACAACAACACTGTCTACCCAAACGCTGACAATGATCCGAAATCGGGCGGCGACAAATTCCCAAGTCGGGTTCACAAACGCTACTTTCTCAGCCATCGGCACAACTACAGGCGCGCTGACAACTGCATCAATTGACACGACCGCCGAGCAAAGCCTGACAATCACGGGGCAGTTGGCAAGTTCTGGTGAGAACATCACCCTGGAAAGTTATTTGGTGGAACTCATCATTCCGTAACGCATGACAGGAGCAAGCATGAACCCCGAACTGTTGGCCGACGAAGCCGCTGAAATCGCCGAACTGGAGAAGGACGAATCTCCAGCCCCGAAAGCCGCTGACCCTGCGCTGAAGCCTGAACCACAGGAAGCCAAGGCAGAGGCTGAACCGGAAGCCGAAGAGACTGACAACGAAGGCCAGTTCGTCCGCAAGGGCGACTTCAAGGCCCTGCGTCAGAAGGCTGAAGCAGCAGAGCGCGCCAAGCAGGAACTTGAAGCCCGCTACGCTGCCGACATGGCACGGCTCAACGAGCGCCTCGCGGTCATTGCCCAGCAGACCACCAAGCCCGTCGAGCAGCCCAAGGCCCCGGAAATCCCGGACATCAACACCGACCCCATCGGGCACTTCCAGGCCAAGCAGGCCTTGCTGGAGAAGCAGTTGGAGGAGGCCCGAGGCTTCCAGCAGCAGCAAGTCCAGATGACCCAGCAGCAGGCCCATCTGCAGAAGATCGGCGCTGAAGTCTCGAGGCTGGAGCAGGAATTCGCCAAGGTCACGCCGGACTACAATCAGGCACAGCAGCACCTGTTCCAGACATGGGCACAGGAAGCGCAGTTGCTCGGTCGCCATCCGGAAGAAGCCATCAAGTTCTGGTCGATGCAGATCGTCCAGCACGCCGCACAGCAGGGCAAGAACCCGGCGCAGGTTGCCTATGAGATGGCAAAGCAGCGCGGCTACACGGGCGCACAGCCCAAGGCCCCGACACAGACACAACAGCCCCAAGGCCCCAATCTGGACACGATCCAGAAGGGTCTTGCGGCATCCAAGTCCACATCAGCCGCCCCCGGCAAGGCAGCGCCATCAGGCACGCCTACCATCGAGGCATTGCTGCAGATGGACGATGAAGACTTCGCGAAGATGTACGGTTCCCGGGATGCATCCAAGTGGACGCAGGACATGGAACGCATCATGGGTCTTCGCTAACAGTTCGCCACGCCCCGCGTAAAAGGGCACCCGGTTGGCCGCGTCAAAGGCTGGTCCTGTCAGACCATAACGACACCTCGCTGGTGCCTCCAGCGTAATCCAAGGCACTCCGACTTGCTTCTCGTCAAAGGGCACGTGCGCCGCGCGTAACGCGGAACGAACCCAACCAACGAGATAGGAGTGCCTTGAAATGGCAGCTTCGACTTATGGGGTGAACCACCCCCTCGCGGTTAAGCTCTGGTCCAAAAAGCTTTTCTACCAGGCGCTCCGCGAAACCTACTTCAGCCGCTTCCTTGGCAAGTCGGCTGACTCACTTGTCCAGTGGAAAGACGAAACCAAGAAGTCTGCGGGCGACCGCATCCGCATTGGTCTTCGTATGCAGTTGTCTGGCTCCGGTATTGCCGGGGACGACACGCTGGAAGGCAATGAAGAAGCCCTGACCACGTACTACGACGATCTGCTCATCAATCAGTTCCGCCATGCCACGCGCAGCGCGGGAAAGATGTCTGAGCAGCGCGTTCTGTTCGACGTGCGTCAGGAAAACATGGACGCCCTTGCGGACTTCTTTGCAGACCGCATGGACACGTGGTTCTTCAATCAGATCGCGGGCAACACCGCCCAGACTGACACGAAGTACACGGGGATGAATGCTGCCGTGGCACCGTCCACGAACAACATCATCTTCCCGAACTCCAACATCGCCACGGGCGACCAGTCGCTTTCGACCATCGACACGTTCACAACGTCGCTGCTCGACCGCGCTCTGGTCCGCGCCAAGACGATGGACGATCTGGGCCAGCCCCTGATCCGTCCGTTCAAGACCGGCGGTCAGGAGAAGTACGTGGCGTTCCTTCACCCGAACCAGGTGTATGCGCTCCGCCGTGAGGCGACCGCTGCCACTGTGACGTGGTGGGAAGTCAACCGCTCTGCGCTGCAGGGTGGCATGAGCGAGGGTGCTAACGCGCTCTACAAGGGCAGCCTTGGCGAATACAACGGCATCATCATCCATGAAGCCACGCGTGTTCCGCAGGGTGTCAACACGGTCACGTCTGCTGCGGTGTCCAACACCCGCCGCGCGATCTTCTGTGGCGCACAGGCTGCAGTGTTCGCAACGGGCCGCGACTCGTCCGCTCCTGACGAAAAGATGACCTATGTCGAAGAGACATTCGACTACGGCAACCAGTTGGGTGTTTCGGCTGGCGTCATCGCTGGCTTGAAGAAAACCCAGTTCAACTCTGCAGACTTCGGGACGATTGTCATCCCGACGTATGCGGCAGCACCGTAAGGAGGGCTGACACATGGCTGATGTAACTCACGCTAACAGCCCCGCTCTGGTCGGCACCACGGTCAACGTGACTGCCCAGCATGAGGGCGTAAACGCCGTTCCGTTCAACTTCGTTGCGAACGGCGTCACTGTCTCGGCTTCAACCATCATCTTCCTGGCGAAGATCCCGCACGGGGCGCACATCACGCGCCTCGACATGTCGGGCTGGATCGCCTCGGCTGGAAACGCCACGGTCGATGTTGGTCTGACCGGCGAGGCATCGCTTGACTACCTTGTAGACGGCGCGGCGATTTCAAACACCGCCACCGCCGCTCTCACGGTACGCACAGGCGCACTGCCTCACTTCGTTTCGCTGAGTGACGATACCCAGCCTCGCTTCCGCTACCTGCAGGCGAAGCTGGCGTCGATCACTTCGGCGGAAGTCTCGTGCATCATCAAGGGGACCATCGAATACGTGATGGGTCGCCCAACGATTGGTGCCTAACAGTTGGGGGAGGGCTTAACGGCTCTCCCCCTTTTTCCTTGGGAGCGAGGATGCAATACAAAAGTCTGGATGAAGTACTGGCCGAAGGTGCGGAGTACCACAAGGCCGCAAGAGAGAAGGGCGCGCTGTCACGCAAGGAGCGCCTAGAGAATTATGCGAAGGCTGAGCGGTGCTATCTGTTCGTGCTGGAGCATTTCCCGGAAGACGCCTTGACCCTCGGGTCACTCGGTTCGCTTTACGTGGAGATGGGCAAGTGGAGCCTTGGCATTCCACTGCTGTCTGCGGCGGCAAGGCTGGAGCCGGATGAACCGGGGCACCTGAATGCCTTGGGCGCTGCGTATCGCAGGCTGAACAAGGTCGAGAAGGCCCGCGAGGTCTTCCTGAAGGCGCTTGAGTTGCCAAAGACGGGACCTGTGGAGCGCAGCCACATCCTGCACAACATGTCCTCGACCTATGTCAACGAGGGCGAGCCTGAGAATGCTGTGAAGTGGGGCCTGGAGGCCCTGAAGCACAATCCGGGCAGCGAGGAAATACAGTTCAATCTGGGTCTGGCCTATCTGGAACTCGGCGACTACGCCAAGGGCTGGGATGGCTACGAACTCGGGCGCATTGCAACGACTTGGGCGCGCAATTACAGCCACCCCGGTCGCATCGTCGAGAAGTGGGATGGTTCACCCGGCAAGCATGTCGTGGTGTTTGGTGAGCAGGGAGTGGGGGACGAGATCATATTCGCCCATGCCCTGCCGGATGTCATCAAGATCAGCAAAAGCGTGGTGATTGAATGCCACCCGCGTCTGGTCAACATCTTCAAGAACTCATTCCCGGAGTGCGCGGTTTATGGAACTCGAAAAGACGAAAAGATCGACTGGCCAGCCAACCACGTACTCGATGCCAAAGTACCTATCGGAAGCCTGCATCGGTTCTTCCGACGCAACGCGAGCGACTTTCCGTCATATCCTACTGGGTACATCAAGCCGGACCCCGCTCTTGTGGGGCAGTTTGCTGGCAAGTCAGGAAAGCTTCGAGTAGGGGTGAGTTGGATCGGGGGGACACGTGATACCCACGTTGCCCTTCGATCCATGCCTCTCGAAAACCTCGCGCCGATCCTGAGTGTGCCAGGGGTTGAGTTCGTGAGCCTCCAGTACACGGAAAACGCAGCCGATGAAGTGGCCCGCGCCCGCGAGAAGCACGGCTGGGACATCAGCCACAGCAACGAGATGAACGCGGACCTCGACCAGTTGTTTGGATGCATTGCAGGGCTTGACCTTGTGGTGACGGTCCTGACGAGCAACGTGCATTTTGCGGGGTCGATGGGGGTGCCGGCGTGGTGCCTCACACCGATCAAGGCCCCGTGGCAGTTCACACAACCGACGATGCCTTGGTATCCGCAGCATCGCCTTTACAGGCAGAAGCAACACGGACAGTGGGGCGACGTGATTGGCCGGATAGCCAATGACCTGAAGGCATTGACGAAGAGGCAGGCAGCGGAATGAGTGCAAAGCGTCCCATCAAGTACAAGATCGTTCCCGAAAAGGGCAATGGGACGTGGCGCACCATCTGCGAAGTGCAGCGCGAACTTTACCGCGCCATCCGTGACGGGAAGTCAAAGGAAGAACTGCTGGAGTTGGTCGAGGAAGCCTACGACCTCGGCAAGCGGATGCACCACAAGCTGGTGGCGTACAAGGACAACTATCACGCTGAGATTTACGAGCGACATGGAGCATGAGCGAATGCATCACATCTTTATTGGAGCGGACCCCCGCCAAGTTGTTTCCCTCTCGACCCTGATCTGGTCGATCACGAAAAATGCGCAAGAGCCGGTTGCGATTACACCGCTGGTCTTGGAAACGCTACCGATCAAGCGCCAGGGGCTGACGCCCTTCACGTGGTCGCGGTTTCTGGTGCCTTACCTTTGCGACTACAAGGGCTGGGGCCTGTTCCTTGACGCAGACATGATCTGCAACGGGGACATCAGCGAGGTCTTCAAACTGGCTGACCATTCCAAGGCGGTGCAGGTCATGAAGGACCAGCCCGCGTTCGAATGGGCCAGTGCCATCCTGTTCAACTGCGCGCATCCCGAGAACAAGATTCTCACGCCGGAGCATATCGACAACCCGTCGACCAACAACCTGCACAAGATCGGCTGGTTGCCTCAAGACCTGATCGGCAACCTGCCACGGGAATGGAATGTCTGCGTGCCGTACACGGGCAATCCCCCTGAGAACCCGAAACTGGTCCACTTTACTCAAGGCGTTCCCCATTGGTGGGAAACACGCAACCAGCCCCACGCTGACAAGTGGGTGGAGTATGCGAAGGAGGCCATCGGATCCACGGTGTCGTGGTTTGAACTGATGGGCAAGTCTGTGCATCGTGACAGCGTCGTGGACCGGCTCATTCGCACGGGTGAGGTTCAGGACGTTGAGGACTATGCCCGCAAGGCAGGTCTGGCTCTGAGGGCCGCAGAATGAGCCTCATCAGCGACGAATACCGCGCCCTGAACGCAAAGCACCACTACCTGCGCCCTGAATGGGGCAGGCAGTCCATGAAGTATTGGGAGACGGTCAAGGACTTGGCTGACCAGATCGGCGTCAAGACCCTGCTGGACTATGGCTGCGGCAAGCAGATGCTCAAGGCTGCATTGGAGCCATTCGGCTACACGGTCCACGGCTATGACCCGGCCTTCGGCGAACTGTCTGCACCTCCGCAGCCTGCCAAGCTGGTCATCTGCACGGATGTGCTGGAACACGTCGAGCCTGAGTGCCTGGACGCTGTTCTGGAAGACCTGCACCGGGTGACGGAGGGCGTTGCGCTTCTCATCGTCGCCACACGCGAGAGCCGCCACAAGATGCCGGACGGGTCATCCCCGCACCGCATCGTGAAGGATCAGGCATGGTGGATGGACAAGATCGGCGAGCGTTTCACGCGAATCCAGACATTGCAGAAGGACGAGAACGTCTTCGGCGTCTTGGTGAAGCGCAAATGAGCGAGACATACGGAAGACGGCGGGGACGGCTGGCGGCGGCGAAGGTTGAGCCGAAACCGGAACCCAAGCCCATTGTTCAAGCGCCCGTAAAGAAAAAGCGCGGGCCACGACGCAAGAAGGAAGTGACCTGATGTCGACGTTTGGGTTAATGCAGGATCGCATCGCTGACGAACTCGACCGCACCGACCTCACGTCACAAATCCAGAAGGCCATCCAGACCGCTATCGACCGCTACGAGCGCAAGCGGTTCTACTTCAACGAAGCCCGCTCCATCACCTTCAACACGGTGGACGGGCAGGAATTCTATACCTCCACGGATGCATCAGACATCCCCAACCTGCTGATGATCGACAATGTGAAGTTGACCATCTCAGGCTCTGACAAGATCGACCTTGAGCCGCGCCAGTACTCAGAACTCGAATATCTGAGCAACAACAGCACGAACGATGAAGGCCAGCCGACTGCTTACGCCTACTATGCCAAGCAACTCAGGCTCTACCCTATCCCGGACGCAGCCTATGCGGTCAGGATATCGGGCGTGTTCTCCCTCTCCGACCTCTCTGCCACAGCAGACACTAACGCGTGGATGACGGACGCCGAAGCCCTGATCCGCTCAAGGGCCAAGCGGGAGATCCTGACCCATGTCATCCGTGATGCAGAGGGGGCCGCAGCAATGGCACAGGCAGAGGCGGAAGAGTTGCAAAGCCTCATCCAGGCGACCAATGCCCGATCCTCGACCGGCACCATCATCGCGACCGAGTTCTAACCCATGAAACTCGAATTCGGCCCTTGGCTTCCCGACCTTCCCGCCCTTGGAAACCCCGGCGCAACGGATGCAAAGAACGTGGTGCCCTTCGCCAAGGGCTACCTCCCGTGGAGAGCCATCAATGCTTATTCGTCTGCCCTGACCGCACGCTGCCAAGGGGCATGGGCGATCAAGGACAATAGCGGCACCGTCCACGCCTACGCAGGCGACGCGACGAAGCTGTACCTTCTGAGCGGGGCCACGTGGACAGATGCCACAAGGCTGTCTGGTGGTGCCTATGCAACCCCTGCTGACGGTCAATGGCGCTTCGTCAAGTATGGAACGCTGGGCATTGCAGTGAACGGGGCAGATGCGCCTCAGTCCATCACGCTGGCCTCCGGTGCCAACTGGGCCGCGCTCTCTGGCTCGCCTCCGACTGCCAGGCACATTGCAGTGGTCAGAGAGTTCGTGGTGATGGGGAACATCACAGCCTCTGCGAACCGTGTTCAGTGGTCAGCCTCGAACTCCGCGGTGGGTTGGACGGTTGGCACGAACGAAAGCAACTATCAGGACATCCCTGATGGTGGCGTGGTTCAGGCAATCGTGGGCGGTGAGGTCGGCTACGTGTTCCAGGAGCGGCAGATCGTCCGCATGGTCCGCGTTCCGGCCCCCATCACCTTCCAACTCGACGTGGTCGAGCAGGCGCGTGGCGCACTCGCTCCCTACAGCGTGGTTCCGGTCGGCAACGGGGTGTTCTACCTCGCCCCGGACGGCTTCTACTTCTTCGACGGTGTGCAGTCTGTTCCCATCGGTGAAAACGGCATCGACCAGACCTTCTTCGATGAGGTCAACACATCGGCCTATGACCGCATCACGACAGCGGTGGACCCGGTCCGCAAGCTCGTATTCGTGGCTTACCCGACAGGCGGCGGCGGTCTGCCGAACAAGATTCTGGTCTGGCATTGGCCTGAGAAGCGCTGGTCCTACATCGTTCAGGATTGCGAGATTCTGTACAACCATTTCTCGCTCGGCACTGGCCTCGACAGCATCACAGGCACGCTGGAAGGCCAGACGCTGTCCTTTGACTCGACGGCCTATCAGGGCGGCAACCAATCCATCGGGGCGTTCAATTCATCTCACAAACTTTCCTTCTTCGATGGCGAGACCCTTGAAGCGGTCATGACCACGGCCGAAGGGCAACTGAACGAGAAGGGGCGGATGCAGGTCCATGCCGTCGCCCCACTCATCGACACAAGCGCAGCGACCATAGCTATGGGGGTCAGAGAGACGCAGTCAGGCACCGTCACTTATGGTTCTGAGAGCAGCCAGCGCTCCACTGGTATATGCCCTGTTCGCTCCACAGGGCGCTTTCATCGAGCAAGGGTGACGGTGCCTGCTGCGACCACATGGAACTTCGCGCAGGGTGTGGATGTGATTGATGCGGTCGGGGCAGGACGCAGGTGACGACCGACTTCAAGCGGGTACGCAAACTCCCGTTTCAGCCGTCACCCCGCGAGATTGCCGACATCGTCAACCAGTTGGTGACCTATGCCCATCAGGACCAGGGGCCGCAGAAGGTTGGTGTGCTGGCCGCAGTCACCGCATCCACCTACACGGTCCTCGACAACGACTACTTCATCCCGATCAACACCACGTCCAACAATGTGACGATTACCTTGCCTCCCAAGGCATCCAATGACGGGCGGGTGCTGAAATTCAAGCGGATCACGGGCGGGAACAATGTTGCCATTCTGGACGGTAACAGCACGGACACAATCGACGGGGCGGCAACGCTCACGATCTACCAGCAATACATGGGCTACGAGCTGACCTGCGATGCTTCGACGGGTTGGTACATCACAGGTGTAATGAGTGGATAAGGAACAACGGACATGATGGGACGGATGATAGCGGGCGGCTCTGCTGCTGACGGAGCGCCGCAATACAACGGCAACATGGGCGCGCCTGCAAACTATTGGCAGGGCAATCAGATGATGATCCCCGGCCTTGCCCAAGGGATGCAGGGGATGGGTGGTCAGCCAGGTGCCCCGATGATGCAGAACCCGCAGTCGGCACTCATGGCCCTCATCGAGATGCTCAAGCAGAAACAATGACCATCCAGACCCAGACCGAGTTTAAGTTCTTTCAGCTTCCCCCGGACACCATTGACGCGCTCTGGCCTGCCATCCGGCAGCGCATCGTGTCGGGCGTCGAGCGGTCAAGTGGAAGGCTCACGGAGCAAAACGCCTTCGACCTGCTGCGGTCTGGAAAGTGGCAGTGCTGGACTTATTGGGAAGGCCCCAAGTGCATGGCCGTGGTCATTACCCGGATCAACATTCAGAGCAGTGGAATGAAGTCCCTGGAGGCCATCATGGCATCGGGTGACAACCGCGACAGGTGGCAGAGGTTGGCAGTTGATACGCTGAAGAACTTCGCGAAGGCGGAAGGCTGCAAATTGTTTGAACTCATTGCAAGGCCGGGTTGGGAGCGGGTCTTCACTGAATTCAAGAAGACGCATGTGATGCTTGAATGGAAGGTGGATTAAGATGGGTGGGAAGTCCGATACTCAGACCACGACGCAGACCAACGAACCGTGGGCACCTGCACAGGACGCCCTGAAAGGCATCTTGGGACAGGCGGGAAATCTCTACAACCGAGGCTCGCAGTACGCTCCCTTCTCGACTGTGGTGCCTTTCTCGAACCAGAGCGAGCAAGCGCTGCAGGGGATTGAGCAGCGGGCGCAGGCTGGCAATCCGCTTTATACTCAGGGGCAGGCCGCACTCACAGGCGGGCTTGACACGCTGCAGCGTACCGCATCCGGCGAGATGCTGAACTCGAACCCGTATCTCTCCGACATGTTCAACGCCATGTCGGGCAATGTGACGGACGCGGTGAACTCCCAGTTCAGTGCCTATGGGCGGACAGGAAGCCCAGCCCATGCAGGCGTCATGACCAAGGAACTTGGCAACCTCGCGTCACAGATTTGGGGGCAGGATTACCAGCGCGAGCGGCAGAACCAACTCAGCGCTGCAGGGCAGATGCCAGGATACACCTCCGCAATCCCCGGCTATCAGCAGGCAGGCTACAACGATTTGAACGCGCTCATGGGCGTCGGTCAGGCCCGCGAAGGCAAGGCGGGCGAGACGCTGCAGGACATGCTCAACCGCTGGAACTTCGAACAGGAAAGCCCGTGGCAGAACCTCACGCGCTATGCGGGCTTGGCCCAAGGCATCGGTGGCATGGGCGGCACGGGGACAAGCACTCAAGAGGTGCAGATGTCTCCGCTCAGTCAGTTGACTTCGCTTCTGTCGTCGGCAGCGGGCGTAGCTAAGATGGCAGGAGGATTCGGCTAATGGCGACACCGTTCTATCTTGAAGCGCCGCAGGGCGAAGAAGCCCCGAAGCCATCTTTCCTTGACCGGGTTGGCACGGGCCTCGGCAACCTCTGGACGAATGCCCCTCCTGAAGCGTTCTTTTCGCTTGCAGAGGCAATGGCACGTCCGGGCGGCCCCTTCGCCTCCAAACTCGCTATGGGCCTTTCCGGCTTTGGCCGTCAGATGGGCGAAAGCCAGAAGCGCAAGGGCCTAGCCTCTGCCTTCGACAGCATGGCGGCAGAGATACCGGAGCAGATGCGGCCTATCTTTGAAGCGGCGCGCAATGACCCTGAGATGCAGCGGTCACTGCTTGGCGGGTTGGTGTCGAAGATGGTGGACCCGCAGAAATCCGGCGGGCCGTTTGCGGGCACGGGATTTGATGCGTCTGCTGCCAACATTTTGGTTGAGGGTCAGAAGAACCCAGCCCTGCGCTCTACCCCAGAATACGCAATCGCCTATTCCAACATGACCAAGCCCGTTGCGATTACGGACGCAGAGGGCAGGCAAATGCTTTATCGCCCGCCGATGCCGGAAGGCATTGCACCGCCAGGTGCCCCGCAGCTTCAGCCCCCGGCGAGGTCTCCGCAGCAGCCGCGACAGTTCCCGACACCGGGCGCACCGCCCGCGACAACCCCTAAGCCGCTCCCGATGCCTGATGGGGTCAAGCCAGATCGTCCGGGCGTGTTCTTCGACCCTGAGATGCACAAAGACACTTTGGGAGACGGTATGCTGCCCCCCACGCAGGCCCCCGGCGGCGGCACGATCACGGTCATTCCTGGGACGGGCAAGACCCCGACAGAGGCGCAAGCAAAGTCGGGTGAGTTCTACACTCGTATGATGGGAGCGGAAAACACGCTCTCAGACAAGAATTCATCTGCCCTCTACATGGATGACAGCAACGCCCTTGCGCGCGGCATCGGGGCCGACTTCCTGCAAGGGGAGAAGGCCCAAGTTTACGGGACGGCTGGTCTTGAGTGGCTTTCCGGCCTGCTTCGCAAGGACACGGGTGCAACAATCACGCCGCAGGAAATCAGCACTTACGGGGCGATTTACCTCCCAGAATACGGGGATAAGCCGGAGCGTCTGAAGTACAAGGCCGCCGCACGTCAGCGTGCTGCTGAAGCACTCAGGGCAGGCATGACGCCGGACCAGATTCTCAAGGCAGAGCGCACCTTGGCTAAGGTTCCGGCAACAAACACCGCAGGCGACGACCCGCTAGGAATCCGCTAATGGCAGACATCAAGCAACTGAGGGCTAAGTACCCGCAATATAACGATATGTCGGACGAGGACTTCGCGGACAAGTTTCACGCGAAATATTATTCCGACATGCCAATCGAGCAGTTCGACCAGAAAATCGGCCTGCAGCGGAAATCAACCATACAGAAGTTCGCTGAAGGCGTTGGCAGCATCGGGTTACAGATTGGCTCCGGCGTGCTAGAAGGGGCTGCCAGCCTTCCGGGTCTTCCCGTTGAACTGGCTTCGTTTGCGAAGGGTGTGCCGCTTGAAGGTTCCAACCTTGAAGG